ATTTCCTTGATGACAACAGTCGCGTCAAGCGCCTCGTCATACGCCATGATGACGACCGCTGGCTTGCGGAAGCCCCAATCGATGGCGATGCGCCCTGTCATCTCAGGGCGATAAGACCAACCGCTGACGACGTGAGTGTCCTCGCTCCACTCGTTATAGACCAAGCCCGAGGGAGGGCGCGGTCGGTTCATCACCATCGCCTCGCGCTCATCGGGAGGCAGGAGCTTGGTCGCCTCGAACCACTCCGCCGACAGGTTGTCTTGGTTGACATACGAGCTGAACAGGAGAGGGAGGTGGCCCGCCTGCTCTGCCATCTTGCACCACCACGCATCGACCACAGGCAGACCCACCAAGACGAGCGTGGGAGATGGACCTGAGCGGAGGCGCCCTAGCGCCTTGTGCGCCACCTCGGGACCAAGCGTCTGACACTCGTCGATGAACGCCACACCGCTTGTCACATTGATCCCCTCTAGGGGGTTGTGGCTCGCGTCACGAGTGCCTGGGCGATAGTACGACCGACAGATGACCGATGAGCCCGAATGCGTGTCAGTCCACTTGTGGAGCGTGTGGTTGTAGGTCCATCCACGAGGCGCGAGCCACTTCTCGATCTCGGGCATAAGCACGCTGTTATAGCGTGGCGTTGTGTCGGTGATGAGGAGGGAGGTGGTGCCAGGTCTTGTCTTGGCGATGAACCACAGCGCGAAGATGAGAGATGTAGTCTTGCCTGACCCCCAACCACAGCGCGCCGCGATGATGGTGTCTCGGCGGCGGAGACCACCGATGACGGCGCGCTGTAGGTCGTTGAGGGTGAAGTCGGTCATCAGGTGATGTTCTTAGCTAGAGCTGAGACGATGTGGAGCCTTTGCTTTACTGTGCCTACTCGATAGTGCAGCGTTGGAAGTGAGCTCATCATCAGTCGCTGACGCTGACCATTGGCCGACCGCTTGAACGACGCTTGACGCCAAGCGAGCACGAGCACGCCCGTTGTTGTCAGATGCAGTTGGCTCCTGACGAAAAGGCGCTGAGGGCGAAGCAAACAAACACTGATGCGCTGCTCTCCGCTCAAAGTGATGAGAGTGTTGAACTCGTTGATCACCTCGGCGGGGAACTTATCCAACACCGCTTCGACACCACCGAGCAGCGTCAACTCGCGATGAGCGGCCTCGAACAAGGGGATCACATGCTCGTTCGGCAGGTAGCGCTCCACCTCTGCGACAGGCGCAGGTTTTACCTCTGCGACAGGCGCAGGTACAGGGGCGATCACAGGCTGACGCAGGGGCTGATCCATCGTGACCACAGGCACATCATCAACAGGCATGAGCGCGAGCTGAGTCTCGGTGCGCGTGACTGAGATGTCGGGCAGGAGCTCATAGAGCTTGTTGAGCAGGAGTCCAAAGCGCTCAAAGCCTGTCACCTCTTGGGGGCGCGTGTCGCCTCGATGACCTTCGATGAGCACAGCGGGACAGTCGAGGAGCGCCAACTCATGCTCCTCGTGCGTCTTGGCGGTGAGCTTGGAGGTGTTGACGATGACATACCACCAGAGGGGCGCAGCGTGAGCGAGGCGCCCAAGCTGAGTCATATTGCGGTCGCTGTTGGTGACCTCGTTGAATAAGGCGAGGTTGCCACGCGCCTGCTTGGTGGTGGTCTTGACCTCGATGAGGAGACCGTACTTGAACGAGCCATCGAACGACACAGCGAGGTCAGCAGCGCCCCGCAGGTCTGAGAGCATGTCGGTCATCGTGACGAATGGGCGAGCGGCATCATCAGTGCGGATGATGCGCAGGGCAGGGTCACAGATAATCGCGCCGAGGAGCTTTGAGACGATGAGCTGATGAGGGATCGTCTGGTCGATGGTGCGATGTGACTCGATGAGTCGCGTGGGTCGGTTCAAGGTCATTCTCCGTCAATGTGTCCAATGGCTGTCGCTAGTGATAACACGCGATCAGCGTAGGTGCGTGTGCCTCCATAGGCACTGAGCGCTCCACCGACAGGGCGCCGCGCGAGGTGATAGGCGAGCGCCCTGACGCCAGCTTCAACGAGGTCACAGCCCTCGACGATGTGCTCACCGTTGACCTCCCACTGCCCTCGGCGGTCAGCGCACCAATAACGAGCGATGACCTGCATTGGGCCTGTGGCGCCGCAGGGCGAGGTGAGACCGAACTGTAGACGGCTCTCATGCCACGCGAGCGCGACAGCCAGGGCGGGCTCCACATCGGCGCGGTCTGCGCTGTCCACCACCATCTGACACACCTCGACTGCGCGGTCGAGCGCCTGACCTGTCGGTGGCTCCTCTCCCATCGTCTGAGCGAGAGCGAGGATCCACAAGGAGCAGAGCGCGCTCACTCGTCGACCTCGGGCTTCACGCTGTCGTTGGTCTGCTCAATCATGGCGATGACCTCAGCGATGCCGTTGCTCTGGGTGGCTGTCACCTGCAGCTCCTTCTTGGCGCCGAACTCGTCAGGGCGCAGACGCTCAAGACGCCACGCCGCCGCCTTCCAGTCGGTGTCACTCGCACGGTCCACCTTGGCAGTGAGGACTGCGATCTGAAACTCAAGGGCATCCTCCACCGCCTCCTTGAACTCCTCATCCTCCTCCCTCCACCGGTGCACCGTCGCAGGGTTCAGACCTGCGAGCCTCGCCGCTCGCGTGATGGGCTGTCCATCTCTGATGTTATCGATGACAGCCTGCATGCGCTCAGGCGTTTTCTTGGTGCGAAGGTCGCGCGCGCGCGCCGTTGCTTCTTGCACATTATCAATGGGAATGGGTTGGGACTCTCTAGCTGCTAGTCCGTTCCAATCGCTTTTGCTCATCGATCATACTCCTGATTTTCTTGATGCAACCGTGCACCGTGTGGGGGTTGACGCCATGCGCGCGAGCGTGCTCGCTCCCGCCGACCTCACCCACCATGCTCTCCCAAACAGCCATACGACGCGCGCAGACAGCCATGCGCCGATCGCGGTCGAGAGGTCCCTGATGTTCTCCGATGTACTCGTCACATGAGCGTTGCACGAGGGCGCGCCACTCTTGCTCCTGCATGTGAGCCAAGACGAGGTCCTCTGGGCTGTGGTCGAGAGCGCGCACCTCGATGCGCTGTTGCTCCCCTCCTGCCTCGCGCAGGTCAGCGAGGCGGTCACAGTCCGCATATTCACGGCGGCGGTCACGCAGGCGATTGATGGCCAAGCGACGCGCAGAGCGAACGAGGAAGTGAGGGAGCCCCTTCTCATCTCCATCCCACAGATCGGGGTTGCGCGTCAGCTTCTCGCCCAGGTGAGAGATGATGTCGTCTGCTTGAGTGCCGATCCAATGCTCTAGGCACCGAGTCAACATGGGGTAGTGAGTCTTGTAGAGGCCTGTCATCAGGCGCTCGATTTTGGTCGGTTTGCGCTTCATCGTCGTTGTCACCAATGAGGTCACGGAAGAGCTCCTCTAGCTCCTCGTCGGTGGGGATACTAGACCAAGGCAAGCGACACATCAAGTCGACCTAGCGCCAAATGTCGTGAGGCGCGCGCGCAGGCTCCTCGACATAGGCGCCTGTGCCACCGCCAATAGACTCGGCTCCTTTACGCTCTAAGAACTGAAAGCGCCCCACATCTAGAACATACCCAGAAGGAGTAGAGCGCAGAGGACCATCGATCCACACTAAAGCGTTTCGCTTGGGAGCAGCAGCCTTGAGGAACTTGGCAAGATTTCCCGAAGCCTCGCAGTTGATCTCCATCGAGGCAGAAGAGAATCCATCCTCATCTGGTACAAGCGTCATCAGAGTGAACCTCACGGATGACTCCGAGACTTGTGCATCGCTCACAAGTCGCCCGATGAGGAAGAGCCGATTGAGACATGCAGTGTGGAACGACTCAACATTGACCTCCACATCTGAGCGCTCTATGCCTCGACTATCAACAAAGGTCTTGCGCTTAGTCTTGCCGACTACAGTCACCTGCGAGCCCTTCTTTGGGAGGTCACGGATGAGACGAGCTGCAACAAAGCCGAAGGCGGTGCAGGTGAACCACTGAGTGTCATGCTCACCTCCAGCCATTGGAGCATTGACGGCCAAGGAGAAGGTCACGATGGGTCGGTCAGGTGAGCCGTGCACTTGAGCATCTTTCCCAAGTCGGCCATTTAGTAGCAGTCGGTTCATGAGGTCAGTCCTTGTGTGTTCTACCTGCGAAGTAAACACGCGAGAGGGCGATTCATGGACAAAGTGATCAAAGTGGGTGGGGGAGCGGTGGAGCTCATCGATGTGATGGGCGATGCGCGCACGGTGGTGAACGCGGCGAGGGTCAGCATGGGAAAGCATGTGACCGAGATGAGTGAGGCGGATGCGCGCTTGATTAGATACCTCTGGGAGCACGAGCACACATCGCCCTTCCGTCATGTGACGCTTCAGTTCCGCATCAAGGCGCCTGTGTTTGTCTTGCGTCAGTGGATGAAGCACCAGGTGGGGT